GCAGCACCGCGCCCTCTCGCAATGTGCTGGTTTCCACGGGTTATCGACCTCGGCCTGGGCCAGAATGATCCTTTTGCGTGAGGTCAAACCCAAGGAGAAGTAGATGCATCCCTCGACATTTGAATATGTGAAGCCGACCGAAGATCAGATGGAGGCCATGGTGCAGTTGCGAAAGGCGGCGAAGCTCTACGCCGATCATCTCGTCACGTATTTACCCGAGGGATCGGACAAGACTTACACGCTGCGTAAATTACGCGAGGTGGCGATGTGGGCCAATATCGCGCTCACCCGTCATACTGACGGCTCGCCGCGCGCCCCGGACGATGCGGTGGATGTGCGGGAGTATCCAGCGGATCATCCGGTCGAGGGCGATCTTGGTAGCGTTCCGCTATGATCTTTCGGTGGTGGCGTATGTATCAACGGCGTCTCGACAAGCAGCTCCTCTGGCCAGCTTGCAAGGAAGAGGCTCCTGATTTGGAGACGGCGCGCACCGTGTTTCTGTTACACACGGAGGTGGATCAAGCGTGGTCTGATGTGAGCCGAGACGAGGCAGTCACGATCATTTCTCGGTGGACGTAATGACCGACACGCTTGCGCTTGACCCCGAGGTTGCCGAGCAGACGCTTAAGACGTTAAAGCGCGAGATGGGGCTGCGCGGTGAGCGCAAACGGCAGGCGCGTCCCGGCGGGCTGATGGATTTCGTGAGGTATTTTTGGAGCATCCTGGAACCGGAGACACGTTTGGTGGAGGGCTGGCTACTCTACGCCATCTGCGAGCACTTGGAGGCCGTCACACTGGGCAAGATCACCAGATTGCTGGTCAACGTCCCTCCTGGTTCCATGAAATCTCTGATGGTCAACGTGTTTTGGCCCGCCTGGGAATGGGGCCCGATGGGCATGGCCTCGATGCGATATGTTTGTTTTTCGTATAGCTCTGGTCTGACCGAAAGAGACAACACCAAGTTCCGCAAGCTGGTGATGAGCGATCGCTTCAAGGAGCTGTGGGGTGAGAAATTCGCGCTCGAAAAAGAAGGCGAGATCAAGATCACCAACAACAAGACTGGTTCGAAGTTTGCTTCCTCGGTCAAGGGCATCGGAACTGGAGAGCGTGGAGATCGTGTGGTTATCGATGACCCTCACGATGTCCACCGATCAGAATCTGACATTGTCAGAACCGATACAGTTCGCTGGTTTCGTGAGACCATTACCGACCGGCTCAACAATCTGGACGATAGTGCCATTGTCATCATCATGCAGCGGGTCCATCAGCTTGATATCTCCGGGTTTCTGCTCGAACAGGGCTGGCCGTACTGCCACCTGATGGTGCCGATGGAGTTCGAGCCCGGGCGCGAGCCGTATAATCCTCTGGGCTGGAAAGACCCGCGCAGCGAAGACGGAGATTTGGCATGGCCAGAAAGATTCTCGCCGGAAGCGGTCGCTAACATCGAGCGCGAGAAGGGAAGTTTTGCCTATGCGGGGCAGTACCAGCAGCGGCCTGCCCCGCGTGGTGGTGGAATCATCAAGCGCGAGCACTGGCGGCCATATACGACGGAAGAATGTGGGAAGTTCGGTGTCCCATGGCCAAAATTTCCGGTGATGTCGTATACCGTGTTGAGTTTGGATACGGCGCAGACCGAAAAGAAGCAAAATGACCCCTCGGCTGGGGTGATCCTCGGTGTCACCAGGGATATTTGGGAAAATCGTAGATTAATCCTGATGTGGGCCTGGGCCGAGCGGCTCGAACTCTACGAATTGATCAAGAAAATCGAGGAGAGCTGCAAGAAGTTCAAAGTGGACCGGGTTCTGATCGAGGATAAGGCTTCTGGGCACCCGGTGTCGCAAGAATTGCGCCGTCGCGGACGGGTGATCTCTGATACGCTTTCGCACAATCCCAAAACCAAGGACCGCGCCGACTTCGGCGTGCAGCTGATCACTCCCGAAGGCGACAAGGTGGCACGCGCCTATGCGGTGCAGAACCTGTTTGAGTGCGGACTGATTTACGCCCCGGCCGAGGCCACCGGCAATGGTGATTATCTGTTTAAAGACTGGGCCGATCGGGTGATCAGCGAGCTGGCCGATCTGCCCAAGGGTGCCCACGATGATCTTGCGGATGCCATGACCCAGGCGCTGGTGCATATGCGGGCGCTGGGGCTGGCGACGATGCCGGATGAGGATCAACTCGATGATATCGAGGAGAAGAAGTACCATCGCGAGCCTTCTCCCTTGTATCCGGCCTATGGTGGTGGCGGGCTGACCATCCCAACAGGACTGCGCGGATGAACAACGATATTCACAATAACATGCACGATGCACACGATCAGGACGCGGACAGCTTCCTGCGGAACTGGTCGGCGCGGGCCTGGGATAACGTCCAGCTGGCGCACATCGCGGCTATGGAGGAGGAACTGGTCCGCTACACCATGACGGCGTGGCGCCCAATGAATATCCTGCCGCCGGTGGATACGCTTTTGCTGTGTGCGGGCGAGGAGGGCATCGTATTGATGACGCTCAATCAGCTTGGCGACTGGCGCAGCTCGCGTGGGGTGCCACACAAGCCGCCCCGGGCCTGGATGCTGGCGCCGAGGCTACCGCCGCTTAATGGCAGACAGCGGCCCTAGCGAATCGTGGGAATTACGCTAGAGTTGGCTCGATTTCTCTTAAATCGGGCCGGGTTAGATGGCGGTTGGACGCAACGGAAGGGGCGGTTCGGACGAGCCAGCTGTGCGCCCGACCAATCACTATCGCAACGAGAGCGACAGCTTTCCGAGACATAATTACGAAGAGTTCGACCCGGCCTCGCCTGCAGGGCCAGGGTTGGGGCATGGCCAGCCGCCCGACTTCAATGAAAATCCGCTGACGATTGTTCTCCAGGAGGATGCCGAGGAGTCGGTCGAGCAGATCGGCATCGAGCGTGCCGACGGCGCGCTGATTATACGCCTAGACGGCAAGCCCTTTGTGCGTGAGCCCACGAGCAGCGCCAAGGAGCACGATGCTAATCTGGCCGAGCACGTCGACGAGGCCGAGCTGGCGCGCATTTGCGACGAACTCTTAAATGGTATCGATAGTGACATTCAGACCCGGCTGGAATGGCTGGAGCGAAGGGCTTCTGGGATCAAGCATCTGGCTCTGAAGGTGGAGAACCCAAGATCGCCCTCGACCGACGCCGACACGGCGGTCGAGGGACAAGCGACGGTACGCACACCTATTATGCTGGATGCGGTGATGCGGTTCCAGGCCAATGCTCGAGGGGAGCTGCTCCCGGCGGCTGGCCCGGTTAAGATGCGCAACGATACCACCATGAAGACCCCGCACCGGGACTTTCTGGAGCATCAGATGCAGGTCCCGCGCGAGGATCGCGGCGATGATCGCGATGCCCAGGCCGAGATGCTGGAACTGCTCTTTAATCGGTATCTCACGGTCGTCGACAAGGAATACTATCCCGACACCAATAGAATGTTTTTCTTGCAGGGCTATGGCGGTTGCGGCTTCAAGAAGGTCTACCGCTGTCCGATTAAGCGTCGTCCTGTTTCGCGCAGCATCGATGCTGCGGATATTATCGTCTCCGATAACGAGGTCTCGCTGCACGAGTGTGGTCGGGTCACTCATCGTATCGAAATGCGACAGAGCGTGATGCGGCGAATGCAGCTCGCTGGCACCTATTTAGACCTGGACCTGACCACGCCCGTGGGCCCAATGCCGGATGCCATGGTGCAGGCCGAGAGCGACGTCGCCGGGTTGAGCACATGGTCGCAGCGGCCTCAAGACTACAAGCATACAGTCTACGAATGTTACTGCGAGCTGGATATTGCTGGTTTTGAGCACACCGAGAAAGGCAAGATCACTGGTTTGCCACTTCCTTACAGGGTGACCATAGACAAAGATTCCCAGACTGTTTTGGAGGTGCGTCGCAACTACGCCGAGGACGATGATCGGTATATTAAACATATGCCGATCGTGAAGTACGCCTTTGTCGATGGCATGGGCTTCTACGGCATTGGGCTTCTGCACATTATGGGCAATGCCACCGCTGCCATAACA